GGCGCGTTTGCGGCCGAACGTGCGGCGTATCCGCGGATGACGTTCTCCAGCTCGCCCGTGTCCTTCTGCTTCCTGCACTTGACGGTCAGGATGACGGGGAGGTTGTGGAGCTCGCAGGTGTCGCTCGGGTTGAGGACGTTCACCGCGTGGCAGAGCGCGGAGAAGTCGGCGCGGCCGATGCGGACGGCATCGGGATTGGCGTTCTCGATGTTGTAGCGTCCCCAGATCTTGCGTCCCCTGTGTTCGCCGGAGACGACCTCGAACTCGATCTGGACGTACTTGCCGCTGCCGCTTCGGGTCTCTTTCACGTCGGAGTCGGCGATGACGGCCTCATACTTGCCTTCGGGAAGAATCTGGAATTCCTGGGAGGGCTCGACTTCCGCTGCGTTGAAATTGATTGATGCCATGATTTGTTCTCCTTATTGCCTGCTGGTGGTGTTCTTTTCCCCGGTGTTATCTGCGGTTCTGCTTTCCGGGCATCCGCCACGGTGTTCGAAGCGGACGTCCATCGGCCAGAAGTCGTCGCGGACGAGATAGGCCTTCTCGCCGGCGGGAATCTTCCTGTGGCAGAGGTCGCAGAGCTGGTCATGCCGGAGTGTGACGAGTCTTTCAGACATTGGCTTCACCTCCCGACGCGTATGCGTCCATGAACGCCTGCCAGGAGAGCGGAATCTCGGCGGGCAGGTTGAAGCGGTTCTTGGCGATGCAGGCGGGCGAGCCGACCGTGCGGAGGATGCGCTCGCCGCCGTTCGCCCCGATGGCCGTGGCGATGGCGCGGTCTCCCTGGAAGCCCGTGCCTTCCTCCTTGCTCACGCGGAATCTCTTGGTCGCGAACAGGACGGCGTCAACCCATTCGCAGAGGAGGCTCGTGGCGGACTTGTGCAGACGGGGCGTGTAGCGGTCGTAGGCGGCGTTCTCGGGATCCTCGAAGCGCTCCACCTTGCTGTGGGCGATGACGATGACGATCATGCCGCGGACGTTGCGCAGGTCGTTGAACAGGCTGACGATCTGACGCCAGTAGGTGAGCGCGTGGACGTACCCCTTGCCATATCCGCCGTCCGCCTTCTCGATGGAGCGGACGCCGAAGTCCTGGCAGACCTTGTCCCAGATGAGCCGCTCAAGCCAGTCGGCGGAGTCGAGCACGACGGTGCGGAAGTCGTGCTGCTCGTCGCGGAGCGCGGCCAGCGCATTCAGGACGTCGTTGAGGTTCTTGGCCAGCGGGAATTTGGCGGTGTTGATTTCGTCCAGCCCGTCCTCGGTCTGGATGAAGACCGGGTTCGGTGCCTGGGCGGCGGTGCAGCTTTTGCCCACGCCTTCCTGACCGTAGAGGAAGATTCGGGGCGGCTTGTTCTCCTTGCCCCGGGTGATGCTTTCAAGCAGTGACATGGTGGTTATTCTCCTTGGTTGTTGTGTGCTGTTCGTGATTGTCTGCGGCGTGCATGTTCCTTGTCCAGGTAGGCCTTGTAGCGTTCAGGATCGGCCATCAGCCTTTCCAGCCAGTGTTGTTTGTAGAGCCGCATCCTGTTGCGGTTTCTGCGCTGCCATTCGAGTTTCCATTCCTTTTTGTGCCGCTCGCGTTCTGCAAGCCGAAGCCGGCATTCCTCCGAAAGATGTTCGTCCATGGGGGCGGTGACGGCGGAAACCATTGCCAGCCCCTGGAAGAACTTCAGTTCAGCCGCCTGTTCCGCTTTCCTGGCCCTGCGTTCTTCTGAATGCTTTGCATGGGAACGCCTTACGCTGAGCCTGTGCGCGGTCGGATGAGTCAGCCTCCATTGCCTGGAATTGGCGATGTATTCCTCCCTGTGCGCCGCGTAGTATTGGGCATGTTTCTCTGCAATCAGCTCCTTGTGTTCAAGGTAGTACTGACGGCGTTTCTCCCTGAGTTCCTCGCTGTGGGATTCCGCGTAGCGGCGTCTGGCGGCAGCTTCCTTTTCCTTGTTCCGCAGGTATTTTTCATGTCTGCGGCGATGCTCCTCCTCCCGGCGTTCCGCATATCTCCGCCTGCGTCTGGCAAGGATTTCCTCCCGGTGCTCCGCATATCGCCTATTGTCCCGGGTGCGCTTTTCCTCTTTGGAAATCATTTGACCGACTCCATCGTCCCGATGATTTCCCGGAGATGTTTTATGCTGAATGTCATCGGGACGCTGACGACAAGAAGACTGCCTTCGACCTTGTAGCCTCCTGAAGCCAATGGATTTCGGGGAAGACGGTAGTTTTTCTGGCTTTCCATCCATGCACGCTGGGATTCAAGGTCGCGGATTGCGCCGTTGAAAAACACCTGCGTCTGCTGGCTTTGCGTCATCGCCTCGGGTTTCATCATCATGGAACTGCCGTCATGAAGAAGCACCGGGACGCCTTTCTCAATGGCTTCGGTCTGTTCGGAAAGTGACAGGGAACGGAGTGCCGCCTGTATGCGCCCGCACATGAGGAACAGTTTTTCATGCATCTGCCCGCGTCCGATTTTCTCAAGCGATGCCCAGGCTGTCAGCGGCACCTCCGGATTGGCCGCCTGGAAGATTTCCTTTGCCGCAGTGTCATGGTCAAGTGCGGACACATAGACTCTTGCCGCTTCCTTCAGCGAGGAGATGCCGATGCGGAAAAGTTCACGGAATTTTTTGATTTCCTTCTCGAACATTGGCAGCCTCCTTACAGACTTGAGATGATGCGCGTTCCTTCGTAGCCGGTCGGCCAGTGTCCCGTGTAGAGGCACTTGCGATATCTGGCGAGAGCGGCCTCGTTGACCTGCTTCGCCTCCTCGAGGACACCCGGGGACAGCTCCCACACGCCGGCCGAGAACGGCTCGTTCTTCTCCACTGCGATGATGTGGACGGGGACGCTCACGTCCAGCGCCTTCTCGATGACGGCATGGTAGAAGGCCATCTGGTAGAGATATCCGTAGCGGCGGCAGTCGTTCTCGAACCACTTGAGGCTGTCGCAGGTCTTGAGGTCGACGAGGCCGAATTCGGGACTGAACCAGTCCATTCGGATCTGGCAGGGAACGCCGCAGTATTCTGCGCGGAGGACGCCCTCCGGGCTGCCTTTGTCCAGAAGCTGCGCGGCAATGCCGTGCGTCCAGACGGATTTCTGCAACTTGGTGATGAAGCCGTAGTCTTTGCAGGAGAGGACTTCCTTCGTCTGGGCGGCAAGCCAGTCGGAATAGGACTTGGTCGTCCTGCCAAATGGTTCATTGGTCTTGGCGTTGACGGGGCCGTCGCTGACGAGGTACTGGTTGTCGAACGCCATGCGGCCTTCCAGGATGAGGCAGTGGGCGGCGCGTCCCAGTGCCAGCGCGGGACTCTCGGTCTGCGCGATTTCACCGGTAACTTTGCGGTGATACAACGTTGGGGATTCGCGGAAGTCCGCCAGCAGATGGCTCGACATGTAGCGACCGCTTCTGCTTTCTGCATGGTATTCCTCAGCAGGAATGGATAGGATCTTGTCTGTGTTCATCGGGGGTTCCTTGGTTTGGGGTTGTTCCAGGGAGGTTTCTTTTCTCCCGTCACCAATGCATTCGACAAAATCCCGAAAGCGTTCAGGGCTTTTTGGAAAAAATCTTGAAAAAAGTTTCCGCCGAGCACGAATTATCCTCCTCCGTCAAGTTTTCGGAGGGAGCTGCCGCAAAAAAACGGCCGAGAGACCCAGAGAACAAAAAGTCAAAACCGGACAAGTAAAGACAGGAATATTCTCATATTGTATTAAAGACGGGAACGCGGTAGGAAAATACCCTTAATTGACTGGCAGAACCTCCAAAAAATGATAAGATAGGAGCATCTGAACAGTGCATACTCCATTTGCGGATTAGAACTGACTTGAAAACGAACCTCCGACCAAGTGGTCCCGTGCATTTTCATTGAAAACACCAAAAATCGGCAAAAAATGGGTTTCTAAAATGGCGTTTTCAAATATCGGGATTTGCAAAATGCGCGTCCTATACCAGGAGTGTAACCACATTGAAATAAATGAGTTACAAAAGCGGAATTCTTCTCTGTTCATTGTTTTTACGAAAATCTCACTATAGGACTTCATTTCGCTGTAAGAGAAAGATTTGCGAAAGTCTCCGCGACCCCGACCACGCATTTTTCACAGCCCTCAAAGTCCATCACCGACCTTGAGGGCTGTTTCATTTTCTGTAAATCCCCTTGTTTACGGCACTTACGCGGATTCTCTCTTTGCGTTCTCTGCCGCCCAAGAGAGCCGTTTTTCAGCCAAAACCAAGAGATTTTTCCTGATTTTCTCTTGGGTATTCTCTGACTGTAGGGCGAGCCCTACCACCTAGTTCCAACGGCGGAAACCTGCAATTCAGAGAGTTGTGCGGTTTTCTCCGTTGAACAGTTATGGAGAACCGTTTCAAGCGCTTGCGAAATCGCATGGATAATCCTAAAAAAAGCAGTTGAAACTGGATTTTGTTCCTAATTGATTGACTACCATATGGTTAGAAAGTTTATTCCGTTCACCATATTGGTGAATTGAAATGCGTCAGTCTTCGGTAGCGCCTTTGC